GATATTTTATTTGAAAATTTCATGTTTCCTCCTTATACCGCAAACATCTTTCTCCTTGCAAGTCTTACAATTATAATCACAAATTATCCTTGGTTCTTTCTTTACTTTCCTAACTGCTAATCCTATTGTAATCCCTATAATTATAGTACTATAAGCTATTGCGCAAATCATAAGGATCACCACCATCTTTTTTAATCTTTTTCTGTTTTGCTAACTGCCCTTGGGACATTTTCATCCTTATTGCTATTTGCAAATCTGTTAACTTTTTTTCTTTAAGCTTTTTATATAATTCCCAATCTACTGGCTTTCTTTTTCTCCCCATTTTAAAGCCTCCTAACCATGCATAAAAATCCATCTATAATTTCTATTTTGTAATCTTTCTCGTACTTTTGTGTTAATCTAATCTTTTCTTTAAATTTATCGTATGGTATAGTAGTAGCTCTTAAAATCCCTATTTCCATACTTATACCCCCTTATATATCTTCCTGTACCCTAAGAATACTTTGATATCCGCTTAATTCCGCTTGTAAACCTTGTAACATATCTTTACAACTTTTATACGTAACTTCCGCAACATCTCTTTTAAATTTCAATTTCGCCACGTTTCCTCTTGCTATGTCTGGAATCAATGTGGCTTGTACTTTGCTTTCCCTAAGAATTAATATTTCTTTCGCTAAAGCTATTTTATAATCTCTTTCAGCCTCGGCGTATTCTTTAGCTTTTTTATTAAGTGTATTTATGCCATTATCTAGCCTTTTACTAGTATCCCATATAGCTTTTGTTAGTTTCTGTAGCTCCATTTAATCACCTACTAACTCGGGATTCTTATATATATTACCTATAATATTAAATCCATGTATTGAGCATAATTCGCTATATCTACTATTGCAAAACATGTTTTCTTTAGATAAATTATAAAGTTTAAATCCATAGTCATAAAAAACTACTTTATATAATTCCCCTTCCCATCCTATTTGCTCTACTATATCCCCTTCGTATATTTCTTTTCCATTTTCATCTTTTAAACCTGTGTATTGCATAACTTCCCAAAATTCATTATTTAAAAAACTCCCAAAGCATGATAGTATACAATCATAATCATTTTGAATGTCATATTCCATTGTATTATGCGAATTATTCCATGCTCTGAATTTAATTTCTCTCATTACACTTCCTCCAAAATAACTTCTACCTTCGGATTTTCCCCATACCATTTACTTATTGCACAAAATATAATTTGTTTATCATCTTTATAAGCTAATCCATTTAGGCTATCTAGTATTACTTTTGCTATATTGTCTACATCTGGTTTTATAGTTGGTCTTATATTGCCTGCTAACATATCTTTTTTATTTTTCTTACTTGTACTTTTAGGTATTACATAATAAGCATTTATAAAAGCTACAACCTCACCTGTAAGCTTTTCTCCCTTACATTGTTGTTGGTAACATAGTTTCACCCAGTTCTCATAATTAACTGTCTTATCTGCTGTATATGCCTTTCCTGTTTTAGTATTAAACCTCGGTCTTTGTTTTCCCATTGGTTTACCATCTATAACTATTTTCAAAACTGCCCCATCTCCCTTTTACCTCTGCTATTTTTTCTTAGCATCCTAGCCATGTTATTTCCATGCAAAGCAAATATATCGTTTTTCTTAACTCTCTCCCTATCTCTTTTTCTTTGCTGGAGCAAGATGTATGTTTTCTCTGCTCTTTCTTTATTGCTCAATTTAATTCCCCCTTATAAAACTCTCTTTCCTCCCATACAAGCGATTATTATATCTTCTCTACCAAACACACCGTTCTTTTGTTTTATTAACTTAGATAGGCTTTTAACTGCATTTGCAGATATATTAAGCTTGTCTTTTATTTCTTCTATGCAATAAACCTCTTTAACGAATGTTTCTTCTAACCAATTTTGAAACTCTAGTTTTAATTTCTTATTTAATTCTTTTCCGCATTTTCCATGTACCCCAAACTTTTCTCTATGATGAACTGAGCAAAGATAAACTAAGTTCTTTTTACATTTAATTAATGCTCTACATTCTGACCTATAAATTACATGATGTTCTTCCGAGTTAGGTCGCCCACATATTACACATTCTTTCATCCCATCACCCCGTATTGTATTACCGTTTTATTACCCTAGTACACTATAGGTATAAAAGTGCCTAGATATATACCTATAATGTACTTAATATATTTGAATTGTGATGTAACTAATCAATAAATTCAAAACAGCTAATAATATTAATTAAATTGTTGTATATAACATTGTCGCTAACCCCATCCATACATTCAAATGAGCCATAAAATGATTCTTTTGAGTGAGTATGCCATAAATCATAAGCTAACCCTAAAGAAATATTAATATCTGCTTTATCTTTAAATATCTCCACTATTCTAAGACAGTCATTTAGATGTTCCTTAGGGATATCCTTATTATCAGTAGCTTTTGAATGTACTTTTATTGGCTTAGTATAAGTAACAGTATTTGCTTTATCTATTAATTCTTGAAAACTTAACACTATTATCCCTCCAAACTTTTTTGTTGCACAATAATTTCAAATTACGAATTAATTTTTATATTAATCTTACCTTTAAATTCCCATCCTCTTTCTAGCAGCTTTCTATTATGTCTATTAAGTTCTTTTTCTAAGTCCATATTCTCTGTTTTTACTTTTGTATACAACATACCGATAAGGACTTGCATATTATCCAATATCTCCTCTGTAGTGTTTTGTTTATCTCCATTTATAATAGCTTCCTTTACTTCTTTAAATTCTTCCTGTAGCTTTAGGAGTTCTTCGGGTAATGTTTCTTCTTTATCTAAAATCATTAAATGCATATTCTACTCCTCTTCAAATCTTTTAAAATTCATTATAGTTATAGAATCCTCTGGAAGTTCTCCCATTTGTTCTAATTTTATTGAGACTTTATCTAATGTTTCCTTTTGGGTTATTTTATAAGATAAATCAAGTTCTGCATTGCCAAATCCCAAACCATTTTCTTTTAAATTTATACAATAACTTATAAAATATTTATACATTATTTACCCCCTTCATATGGCTTCCCACATAATGGACAATATTTATATTGAATATTTACAGTAGTTTTCTTTAATTTCCATTCACCTTTTTTATTCTTTTGTTCATATTTTATTTTCACTGGTGAATAAAATCTTTCTGGGTTAGTTTTCACATCAAATAAAATGCAACCATTATCTATTAAAACTTCTTTTATATTTCTTTCATTCCATCCATCCATTTTATTTGGTAACTCATTTAATCTTTCTCTTAATTCATCCATACATTTACACATGATTATTTATCCCCCTTATTTCTTTCAAATTCTTCTTGCATTTTATAAAACTCCCATAATTTTATTTCTTTGAAACCATCTGGGATGTCATCTCCTTTTAAAGAATCGCTTTTTACTCTTAGATAGGCACAATTTTCATGCTCAAATATTGTAAAGCCGCATCCGTAAAAACTTATTGATTCAAAATAATCACCTACACGCGGATACCATAAATTTATTACTATCTGTTCATCAATACATCGTTTAGTAAACTCCTTAGCTATTTTAGAATTTTTTCTAAAAGTCCTTAAGCCATATCTCCCTTCTTTATTTAATAATTTTCCATAATTATTTAAATCATTTTTGGTTGGGTCAATATGCAAAGCTATATCAGAATCATAACCTTGAAAGGGTTTATTAACTAATCCATTCCCTGTTATTCTATATGTGTTAGCTTCAATTCCATGCTCTTCAAAGAATTTATTTATAAATTTCTTTTGCTCACTTTCTAACTTTCTATATTTCTCTATATCTTTATATAATTCACTTTCTTTACTTACTATAAATGCCTTTTCCATTTTTCTTACCTCCTAAACAAATTTTCTCATTCTATAATTGTTTTCTAGTCCATATTTAAAAATAACTATATTACTCTTTTCTAAAATTCTTCCTGCTAAGGCTTGATCTAAGTTTATTAATAGTTCTGGTGTAAGCTCACTATTATAAATTGTTGGCTTACAATTAAGATAGCGTTGGTTAATTATAGGCTGTATATGTTTTATGTCCGATTCCGTTAACTCTCCAACCAATTTCCC